GATATGAATGTTAAAGGTCCTTGGGTACAAGCACAAGGTGCCGCTCTTGTAAATACGCAGATCGGAATTAAACTTACAGCAACTTCAACAGCAGTAACATCAAAAGATAATACTTTCGAAAAAGTTACAGTATCTAATTTTTCATATGGAGTCAGCAGTGATCATGACGTTCAACAAAACATAGTTGAAAATTCAAAATTTGAAGAGTGTGGATATGGAATAGTGTTTGGTGAAAACACAGTCCTAGGTCAAGTTGCTCAAGCAACAGGACCAATTAATAACTCTGTAACAAATTCTAAATTTATTGAAATAAACAAACAAGCCATTTGGATTAAAAATGGTAAAGGCAATGTAAGTCAAACCAATAACTTTTTACAAGTTGGTAACGATGCTGGTTTAGATACAGCACCAGTTCATAGTATTATCAAATTTGAAACTAATGAAAATATATCTTCAAATGATTTCTTTTCTAGAACAAGCACATTAATACGTGACTTCACAGGAAACAAACCTTACATTACAGAAATCGAAGGACCACACGCAGGCGAATTTAACTTTACAACAAAATTTACAATAGGACAATTAAATGCTTACACAGACTTTTTAAAACTACCATCAGATACAAGTAAAACAATACACATGAATTATCAATACAAAAACACAGTAGACACAGGAATGAGAAAAGGCACATTAAAAATATTAATAGACAAAGAAAATACTACAAGTCACATCAGTGACAGTTATGACTCACAAGGCACTAATGCTGATAAATTAATATTCCAAGCATCATTAACGGACCAAGATGCTGACGCTAATTTCGAAACTCTTGTTATACAAGCAATAAATCCTGCTCCAGTACAAGCAACTGAATTAGCCAATGTCACAATACAAATTCAAAATATCTCATAAGCCTAATATTTTTTACGGCAACTACACAGAACGTTTAGAAGATTGGCAAGCCATTAGAAATGTTGTCAATGAAGTGGATAATCCTATAGACATATTGGTGAATATTTTTCAATATTGTCCTAGGACCAAAACCAATACCGATATCTACAAAAAAGATACCTGGCTGACAGGTTGGCAATTGGTTGAAAGAAATGAGTATGATCTATTTGACATTTCTCTCTTAGTCAGTTATACTGTTTTATTAACTGATAATTTTAAAAATACAGATGTCAAGATACATACAGTTTATAAAAAGGAATATAGTTCAAACAACCATAAGTTTAATTACATTATTGAAATGATGAATTGTTATATAGACGCTTACAGTATGGCAAAATTAAGCAAATCAGAGTTTGACAAACACTATGTTCTGCAATATACTACGCACATACAAAAACCGATAAATACAGAATAGAATTAATAGAATAAGAATAGGAATATAATGGAATTGAATACGTCTAAGGAAACAATCACAAATAAATCTGCAATTAAAATTAAGAAAAGAGATGGGCGATTAGAAGATTTAGATATCGACAAAATTCATTTCGTAGTAGAAGAGGCTTGTGAAGGTTTAGCAGGTGTATCAAGTTCACAAATAGAGATCAATGCCAACATTCAATTCTATGATGGCATGACAACAAAAGAAGTTCAACAAATTTTAGTGCGTTCAGCAAACGATTTAATTTCATTAGAAGCACCCAACTATCAATATGCCGCGGCAAGACTTCTTTCTTATGATGTAAGAAAAGAAGCACACGGACAATATGAATATATGCCATTGTTAAAATTAATTGTGAGAAATATCAAAGCAGGTGTTTATGATAGAGGCATTGTTGAACAGTACAACAAAGTTGAAATTAAAAAGATGAACACTTGGATCAAAAGAGAAAGAGATTTAGATTTTACTTACGCAGGTTTAAGACAAGTGGTAGACAAATATCTTGTACAAGATAGATCATCAGGTGACCTATTCGAAACTCCACAAGATATGTACATGATGATTGCGGCAACATTGTTTTCAAATTATTCTAAAAAAAATAGAATGGCATATGTTAAAAAATATTATGATGCGATATCAACATTTAAAATAAACATACCAACTCCAGTAATGGCAGGAGTAAGAACTCCAATCAGACAGTTTGCTTCATGTGTACTAATTGACAGTGACGATACATTGCCAAGTATCTTTTCAAGTGATATGGCAATTGGTTTATACGTTGCCAGAAGAGCAGGCATAGGAATCAATGCAGGACGTATCAGAGGCATCAATGCTAAAATTAGAGGTGGGGAGGTTCAACACACAGGAGTGATTCCGTTCCTAAAAAAATTCGAATCCACTGTGAGATGTTGTACACAAAATGGAGTACGTGGTGGTTCAGCAACTGTTCACTTTCCTATATGGCACCAAGAGATTGAAGACATACTTGTACTGAAAAACAACAAAGGTACAGAAGACAACAGAGTGCGTAAATTAGATTATTCAATACAGATATCTAAAATGTTCTATGAAAGATTTATTAATGAAGAAGACATCAGTTTGTTTTCTCCACATGATGTGCCTGGATTGTATGATGCGTTTGGAACAGACAAGTTTGATGCTATGTACAAAAAGTATGAAAAAGATTCGTCAATTAAAAAGAAAAGTATTCCAGCACAAGAACTATTCAGTGACCTTTTAAAAGAAAGAGCAGAAACAGGCAGAATCTATATTATGAATATAGACCATGCCAACACACACTCATCATTCAAAGACAAAGTTTCAATGAGTAACTTATGTCAAGAGATCACACTGCCTACAACACCTATCAATGCTATTGATGACGCAGAAGGTGAAATTGCTTTGTGTATTTTAAGTGCTATCAATGTTGGACAATTAAACAACCTTGAAGACTTAGAAAATCTATGTGACTTGGCTGTGAGAGCATTGGAAGAAATTATAGAGTATCAAGACTATCCTGTGAAAGCGGCAGAAGTATCTACAAAATCTAGAAGAAGTTTAGGTATTGGATATATTGGACTGGCACACTACTTGGCAAAACAAGGATTCAAGTATTCAGACAAAGGTGCTTGGGACTCAGTTGATAGATTAACAGAAGCATTTCAATATTATCTATTAAGAGCAAGTAATGACATTGCCCAAGAAAAAGGTAAATGCGATGGCTTTGACAGCACAAAATACGCAGATGGATTATTGCCAATAGACCACTACAAAAAAGAGATTGATGAAATTGTGCCACACAAACAAAGAATGGCATGGGAAAGTTTAAGAAAAGATATTGCTAAACACGGTTTAAGACATTCAACATTATCAGCACAGATGCCTTCAGAAAGTTCTTCCGTTGTTAGTAACGAAACAAACGGCATAGAGCCACCAAGAGCATTACTATCAATTAAGAAATCTAAAAAAGGGCCATTGAAACAGATTGTTCCAGGCTTTCCAAAACTTAAAAATGCTTACACACTACTTTGGGATATGCCAAACAATCAAGGTTATATCAATGTGGTAGCAATGATGCAGAAATATTTTGATCAAGCAATATCAGGCAACTGGAGTTACAATCCTTTACAATATGACAACAACGAAGTGCCAATTTCAGCAATGGCTCAGGATATGTTGTCAGCATACAAGTATGGTTGGAAAACATCATACTATCAGAACACTTATGATTTCAAAGGCGAAGAAGAAGATGTACAACCAGCAGGAATAGATGTACAACCAGAGCCTGAACAACTGAATGGAGTCCATATAAATGGTGACGCCACAGTAGAGGAACAACTAGCAGATTTAGAAGACGGTGAATGTGATGCCTGTACAATATAATACCATAAAATTTTACAAAACAATTGATAATTAAATTAGATGACAAAAACAGTATTCAATAAACAAAATATAGATTTCACAAAACAGCCAATGTTCTTTGGGGAAGATGGTGGTGTGCAGAGATATGACGATTTCAAATATCCACAGTTTGATAAATTGAATCAAACAATGATTGGTTACTTCTGGAGACCAGAAGAAGTATCACTACAAAAAGACAGAGCAGACTATCAATCGTTCAGACCAGAACAGAAACACATATTCACTTCAAACTTGAAATACCAAACACTATTAGACAGTGTACAAGGCAGAGGACCAAGTCTTATGTTCTTGCCTTACGTTTCAAATCCTGAACTAGAAGGATGTATTGTTACTTGGGACTTCTTTGAAACTATACACTCACGTTCATACACGCACATAATGAAGAACGTGTACGCAGATCCGTCAGAAGTGTTTGATACAATTTTAAATGATAAAGAGATATTAAAAAGAGCACAGTCTGTTACAGGCGAATATGATAAGTTTGGCAAAATGGCTTTGGATTATGCTGTTGGTAAAAAAGTAGATATGATTGATCTTAAGAGACAGTTGTATCTAGCAATGAACACAGTGAACTTGTTAGAAGGATTAAGATTCTACATATCATTTGCTTGTACATTTGCGTTTGGTGAACTTAAACTTATGGAAGGTTCAGCAAAAATACTTTCATTGATTGCTAGAGATGAAGCAACACACTTGAACTTATCCACACACATTATCAAAGCATGGCAAAAAGGTGATGATCCCGAAATGACCAAAGCAATGAAAGGCACAGGAAAAACTGTGATCCAAATGTTCAAAGATTGTGTAGAAGAAGAAAAAGCATGGGCAAAACATTTATTCAAAGATGGTTCTTTAATTGGTCTAAATGAAAAACTGTTAGGACAATATGTAGAATGGATTGCCAACAAAAGATTAAGAGCATTAGGCTATGATCCAATTTATGATGTGTCAGCATCACAAAATCCTTTACCTTGGACACAGCACTGGTTATCATCAAAAGGTATGCAGGTAGCACCACAAGAAACAGAAGTAGAATCTTACATTGTTGGTGGTATCAAACAAGACGTACAAAAAGGTCAATTTAAAAAGTTTTCATTATAATGACAGATTTCAACACAATGAATGGAGTAGAAGTTTTAATTCATTTATTAACACATCCAGAAGACGGAATATTCCTTTGGGTGCTAATAATTTTTGGTTTAGCAATGATTGGTATAAGTTTATATCTCGATAAACATGACAGTTCAATTGATTGTAAACCGCAACCGCCGGAACATCACCTATAATATTGACTTTTAATCCTAAAGAAGTTATAATAAATTATGCCCAAATATAATTTACTATGTACTAGAGATCATGAATTCGAAGGATGGTTCGCATCAGAGGAATCATATTTGGACCAAAAAAATAAAAAACTGATTGCTTGTCCTATATGTGATAACACAGGCATACGCAGAGCAGTAATGGCTCCAAACGTAAACCTTAAATCCAAAAAGTTACAAAGCAAAAAAAGTAATACAGCATTTTATAACAGTAGGTCAACACTACAACATCTTAAAACATGGGTAGAAAAGAACTGTGAAAATGTTGGAGACAACTTTGCCAAGGAGGCTCGGAAAGCGTCTTTGGGAGAACGTGATGACCATATATACGGTACAGCATCAGACAAAGAAATAAAAGACCTTCACAAAGAAGGAATAGGAGCAATAAGGATACCAAATGTCAAAGATAACTAAAGCGATTGTATGGAGCAACGTAGGTTGTTCATACTGTGAACAAGCCAAAAACTTGTTGAAATCAAAAAATATAGAATACGAAGAAAGAAATATAGCACATGGAACTTGGACAGTACAACAACTTCAAGAAGCAGTGCCAGGAGCAAGAACTGTTCCGCAAATATTTGCTGACGATAAACACATCGGTGGATTTGCTGAATTAAAGGCTTTATTAGACCAACAAGGAGAACAAGATGCCTAGTTTACAAGAAGGAGATATCATTACTATCAAATTGATGAGTGGTGAAGAAGTGTTAGCGAGACTAGTAGAAATTACAGATGAAGCAATCAAAATTTCTAAACCTAGAGCAGTTGTTAATATACCTAACAAAGGCATAGGACTAGGACCATTTGTATTCACAGTGCCACAAAACTCTGATGTTGAAATATACAAAAGAAATATTGTATGTTTCACAGAAACAGAAGATGGTATGGCACGTCAGTACAGAGAAGGAACATCAGGACTTACACTGCCTAAATAATGAATAAAATTATAGCAATAGATTGCGACGGAGTATTATTAAATTGGGAGCAATCTTTCGATGATTGGATGGCTTTCCAAGGATTTCCCAAACAAGCCAGTGACCATTATGATGTGAGTATGAACTATCATATGAACAAAGGTCAATGCGAAGTGTTGGTAAAAATTTTCAATGAGAGTGCTTGGATGAAGTTTTTAAAACCCATTGAAGGAGCAGTTGAAAACATCAAGAAATTAGCGGATTTAGGCTACAAGTTTCACGTGATCACTAGTCAGACATTGGATAAAAAAGCGAATCAATTGCGAGAAGAAAATCTTAAAACAGTTTTTGGTGATGTGTTCGAACAAATTGACTGTTTGGATACAGGTGCAGACAAAGATGAAGCACTGTCCAAAATACCAGAAGGCACCATTTGGATAGAAGACAAACCTGCCAACGCAGAGTTAGGCAGTAGAATGGGTTTGGTAGCATTACTACTTGACCTTCCTCACAATCAAGTGTATAATGAGGATAATAGTTTGGTTCAAAGAGTAAAAAATTGGACTGAAATTTATAACGTTATAAAGGAGAAACATCATGGCAACACATGACGAAATAAAACAAGCCTTCGAAAGTTACATTTCAGAGTCTGAAGCATTCGAGACTAAAGGTGTAAAAGCGGCGGCGGCGAGAGCCAGAAAAGCATTAGGCTTACTTGGTAAGGCTACCAAGTTAAGAAGAAAAGAAATACAAGAGAAGAAAAACTCTATGTAATTACTTTCGAGTTGCGGTGTAAAATCCGCAACTCAAACATTCGAATTTTTTAATATCCACTAAATACAGCATAGGAAAACAAGACAAAAAATATGGCAAAAGGAAAAATTAAATGGTTCAACTCCGCAAAAGGATTTGGATTCATTACACCAGACGCAGAAGGTAAAGACGTCTTTTTACATATCTCGGCTCTTAAAGCCGCCAACTTAAAAGAAGTTATGGATGGCGATGTAGTGGAATACGAACTACAAGAGTTCAGAGGTAGAGAAGTTGCTACCAATATCCAAATCATCAAAGAATAATCCACACTTGACATTTCAATTAACATATGTTAAATTAAGCATATGGCAATTAGAAAACAAAAGAATAAGATTGTAATAGATGACTTCCAACACTATTGGAAAAGTAAAACTGACAATGGTCACGAGTTTACTTTCGCACATGGTAAGGAATTCAAAGACGTTAAAACATTCACCATTGAAGTTAAACACTCAGATAAAGTAAGAAGTAAAGATGGTAGATGGTCTCCAATCAAGTCTTGACATTTAATAGAAAATCTGTTTAAATACACTGTAGGCGTTGAAGTGTGTGTAATACACTTTTGGGACG